TTTAGTTGTAAAGACGTTAAAATTGAAATAGCTAAAACTGCCTTAACATTTGTCAATCGGTTCTTAGAATCAAACAAATTGGCTAGGTAATCAAAGTAATAAGTTGCGAATAAACTTTGGTCTATTGGTATTCCTAAATAAGTTGACGTTTCAGGCGCAAAGTTTAACGAGTAATCAACCCCCCCTACGTTTGTATCTTGTCCGAATATTTGAACTGAATTACAAACCGCATTTCCCGTTGAATCTTTTATGTAAATCGGATTTGTCGCAACTACGTCTTGACCATAATACAAAATACAAGGCTTAGGAATATACGGCGATAAGGCGCTATTAAGTGAAAACCCAACTTGTACGTTTGTTCCAGTGTATTTACTAAACATTAAGTTTTCAAAAGGAACGTCAATATTTAATTCTCCGCCGTCATAAGGGTAAGGTTGTTCCGTGTTTCCGTATTCTTTTAATCCCGTTTGTAAATAAAATTTGTTCGTAATTGATTCGCTCGGTTGGTATCTAAACGAAATTTTCTTGTAAAGTTTTACCCTTTCAACGTCAATACTTGTTGGATCAGTAAAAGTTGTTATGTCGAAAACATTTCCCGAAGCATACCAATAATTTAAAGTTTCAACTAAAAATTCGTTTGGTGTTTCCGTTCCTGTAACCGTTAAATTAAATTCCCTAAGTAACCCCGAAAAGAAATCCGAAATTTTTATGTCGGGTGCGTTTCTTTGTAAAGACGTAGTCGGAAATAATGGCAAAGGTGCGGTGTTAAAATCTGCAAAAGCAAAAGGGATTCCCGTTAAATTATAATAGTAAAAATAAAATAAAGTGAAATCTAAAACTACAATATCGGTTGACCTTGCTTGGAAAAAGTAAGTGTTGTTTAAACCTAATGTATCTGGAACATTTACAACGTCAAAACTTGCACCCGTTCCGTCGCCTAAAACCGATTGTACTAAGTTTCCATTTGAATAAACGTCAATGTAAAAAGGAACGATTGTTGGCGTTGTTAAAGCTAATTTTACTGAATGCGAAGCTCCAACCGAACCCGCGTTACTTGTTGCCTGAATGCTTATTGTATTATTCACGTTAGAAACAAAACTTGACATAGCAACCCCGTTTGGAAAAGTTCCCGTTTGACTTACAAAGTTTGTAATATTTAACGTTGTCGGCGTAGACATTATTTCGAAGCGGTCGCGGTTTTTATACCACAAATAAGCCCTTGTAAAATTATCCGTTGAAAAGAAATTACTACTAAAAGTTATTCCGTACCTTAACTCGATTAACTGCATTATTCGGCTTAATCTTAACGCTGGGAATAATTCGCTTGTGTCAATTGCTCCAAGTAAAGTATCTATTTCACTTGCCGAACCTAAATTAAACCACGAAGGCGGTGTTCCGCTTGCCGAACTTGTGTTGTATTGCCAAAATTCGCTTGAACTAATTAATGGGTAAGCTATGTCCGTAAACCCTAAAAGTCCCTCGATATAAAATTGTATCGTTGCTAAATTTACGGCTTGGTCAACGCTTGAATAATCTAAGTCACTTAACTTGTCTTCGCCGAATAAATCTTTTAAGCTCGTCAATTGTCCGTAAAAAGTAATCGTGTAATTTTCTACTTGTCCGTTCTTTACGTTTGACTTTTCTAATTGTATTCGTCCACGTCTAAACGTTGTCATATCAATTTCTATATATCCGTCTTTACGTTCCTGAAAGTTATAAGTGCCGTCAACGTCCGATTGGTAAAAGTGTTGAAAGATTGCGTTGTTTCGTGGCGTTGCTGGAATCGTAAACGCTTGCGAAAAGTCCGTACTCGTTTTTGAAATATCCGCAATATTTTGAACGCTAGAATTTACCTCGATAGTTTCATCGTTAAATAAATCTATTTGTTGCCCCTCAATAAATATACGAACTTCTCTTTTCATTAAATTACATTGTTTATTGTGTCAAACGCCATTTCGAAATCTAAAGAATAATTTATCTTTTTGTTGTTTATGTTCTTTTCCTTATTAACGCTTTTCGTGTTTATTCTTATTGGTAATTTCGTGTTTCCCTTCGTCCATAAAACCCGCTCACTAAGTAAAAGTTGTTGTAAGTTTTCGTTAAACGTTTCGTCAACCCAACCTGAATTAATTTTATATTTTGTGCTTCCGTTGTTGTTAAAGATTTGTTTTTGCCCTTGCTTAATATCGTAAGTTAAATTTTCAATTGGCATCATAAAATTATAAGGCGTTGATTGAACTTCTAAATTTTCATAACTTGCCTTAAAAAATGTTTCCCGTTGCCAACCGCCGTATTTGTTTATAAAATCCAAAACGATTGGTTCGTATTTACATTCTTCAACTGGTCTAAAAGTTCCTATCCAAACTAAAACGTTTAAGTTTGAATAAATTGATAGTTCTGCTCCGTTCGCTATCATTGCCGACGGTACGCGGTATAAATCATAAAGATTATCAGCAGTTGACGTAAAAGTTTGAACCGCGCCGTTGACTAAATCGATATAAAATACTTGATAATTTAAGGGTAAATATGCCGTTAAAGTTCCTGATAAACTTTCGCTTGTTGTTGGATAGGCTAAGTCATAATAGTAGTTATAATTCATTTGGTCGCCTAATGCAACAAATTTCCCTATTGAGTAGTCGGGGTTTATGCCCGTTTCATAATATCCGAATCCGTCAAGCGCTCGGTAAGTTGCATTAAATTGAGCGACATAAGTACCGCCTATTAAATTGTAAGTATAAACGTCAACGGCGGTATATTCTTCGATTGGTGTTGCTTGTAAATTTGTAGCCGCGTTGTCAGGGCTTGTTGGGTGCGTTATGTTTTCCTTAACGTATGGACTTATATTGTAAAGCGTAATGGTATTATTTGACGCTGGAATCAATTTAGTCAACGTGTAAGTCGGATTTACTGGTGGACTTACGTTCGACTTGTAAATAAATATTTCGACTTTTGAACCCGTTTGCGTTGCGTCATCAACTTCGATTATAAACGGGCTGCGGACAAAAATATGGTCTTGTGTAGGTAACGCCATTTTTATTTAGTTTTTAAAGTTTCTTTCATAATCGTGTCAAATGTTTCTTGTGCTTCCAACCCGTATGCTTCAATCATTTCGTTTGGTAAATTCTTAAACGCCGCTTCAAAAGGTTTGGTAAAAAATAAACTTGGTTTAATTCCTTTTTCAAAAATACTTCGCGCAATCGCAAATTGTAAACCTTTACGCTTCGCAAATATTCCGCCTTTCCCTCTTGGTGCTATTCCCTTTTTAACTATCCATTTGTCAAACGCTTTTGGCGGTGGCATTTTGTTTGTATATGAAAACGGCGTATCGTATTTCTTTTGTACCGCTTACTCCTTTGTCTTGAAAAAAACCATAATCCGCCATATCAAAATACAAGCGTAAAGAATTTGGCATTGCTTTAATTTCCCCTTTGATTGAATCGTATAATTTTTTTGAACTATTCTTTTGTAGCCGACTTAAATTACTACGGGCTTGTTTAATAACGTAGTCCCTGAATTTTTCTAGTATTATTTGTTGTTCGTTTTTTTCCATTTTAACAAATTGTCATATCGTTAGGAACTAAAACATCAAAGGTCATCGTCCAACCTGAAAGCAAGTTTTCGAATCGTTCCGTAAAAGGTTCGCAATTTGCTGATCCGTCAATCTGGAATAAATCATAAGCAAGGTTACCGTGTAACATAATATCGTAAGCTCGGTTTAAGATAGCTAGCGTTGAGTTTAAGGCGTCTTGTGTGTTATCGTTTCCTAAATATACATTCGTGTTTTCGTGCTTAGATATATCAACTAAGTCCATAGCAATCAAAGAAATATTAAAGCGCAAAACGTTTGTTTCAAATGTACACGAATTAACCATAATGTGGACAAGTGGGAAAATAGTTTGTTTAGCTAAATCAACTTGAAATATATCCCCTTCGCTTACTGAGTTAACTAAAGCGTCTGCGTCAAAGTGTGTTTTTAGTTTGTCTATTGCCGTGTAAAACCCTATCATTTTTTTAAGTATTTATTTAATTGCCTTTGTTCTATTTCGTTTTTTTGTTTCTCAAAAGTTAAATAGGTCAAACATTTAAGTAATCCCATTGCGGTAACTTCGTCAAATTTTGTGACATCTCCTTTAGCGAGTGCATAAATTGACTGATACCAACCCCATTGTTTTGAAAATTGTGTTCCTTCGCTAAAGTCTCCAACATTTTCGGATTCTTCTTTATCTCCTGTTCTAAATAGTGAATCGTACTTTGTAGTAATTCGCTTCCTAAATTCCAAAAAAAAACCGACGAGCTTAACGTTACTCCGAGCGGTGCAAACTTCATTAACTCGGCAAATTCCGCAGTGCCTTTGTACTCCATTATTTCGTACCCGTCCTTAACTTTTAATTTTATTGGTCGATACATAACCGCCATTGCTTTGTGGTAAGTGTCCCAACTTTTCAAGTTTTCTTCAAGGTCGACATATTCCCCAAAACTAATATTTTGTAAATCAGGAATAAAACCAAACTCAACGTTTTCAATTTTAAATGTCGGTGTGAACTTTGGCGTTTCGGCAAACAATTTATTAAAATGCTCAACTAACTTTCGTACTTCGCTAAACTTTATATTTACTATTTCTTTTAATTCTATTCCGCAAAAGATTTGAATCATTTTTTCCGCTAACATTTCGTTATCGTTAGTTGTGTCTTTTACCTTGACAAAATTTTGGTATTGTCTTAATGTAAGTTCGTTTAAGTCCGTTGGAATTGTTAATTCTACTTTCATATATTTATAATTAAGTTTTCGTTTTATTGTTATATGCAACTGCGATTTCGTAAGCGTAAAGCAACATTTCAAAATGTAATACAAACTTCCTAGAATCCGACATATTTATTTTTACCCTTACGCCTTTGCGCTGGTAAATGTATTCTTCAACTACGGCAACCATTACGTTAATATCGTTTGTCATCTTATAGCGTATTTTCCAAAGTTAGCGCTTTTCCCTAACGATTCCATTTCGTGGTAACGTAGCGCGTCAATTGTATGGTTAAAATTGTCAATCGGTTTGTTTAGTTGTTTGCCCGTCTTGTCCCTATCCCAACAATAAGCTCGTAACTCTTTTATTAGATTCGTGCTTTGTGCCGTTACTAAATAGTTTTGGCTTTGCATTATTTGAATACCGAAATTAACGCTATCTTGTCCCTTTGTAACGCCTTTAATTAGTTGTCCTGTTCTTCTTATTTCCTCGATTGATTTGGGTTCGGAACTATCGGCGTAAGCTATTACGTTTTTTTGTAGCTTCTTTGCTATTTCATTATTGACAAGTCCCGTTTGAAAAACAATTTCGTTTACTATTCGTTGCCCGTTGTAATTATAAATTTCTATTATTGCCGTCGGATCGTTTGTAAACCCAAAATCTAATCCGTAGCCAATTAATTTTGCTTCGTTCGGTATCGTGTCAATCATTTTCCAATTACTGAAAACAACGCCCTCAAGCATTCCTATTTCGCCAAGTCCATAAACCCGCCACCAGTTAGCCCAATAACTACTTGTCGTGGCTTTTAAGCGGTTCTTTTCTATTTCTGTTACTATTCGTTCATCAAGTGCTTCATT